GAGGCGATAAATCTGGCGATCCGCCACGATCAGAAGACCATTTCGGACTTTTTATCGAAGTTAAACAATCAAACAAAATGAACCGAGGCCGACACTGCTCTAACCACGCGGCGGAAGTGCGCTACGAAATGATCCAAATTCTGCGCAACTTTCCGCTGCGCTTCAGCCCGATTCAGATCGCGCGCATTCTTCACATCAACTGGACGGAGGTTCAGTATCACCTTTACGATGTCCGCAATAAGGCGCGGCATCGCTGCGCGGGGAAATAACTATGAAACACACAACAAATGCCGGGGATTGGATTAGGCCGTGCTATGACGCGTCACTTATTGTGTGTTACCTACCTGTTTTTACTCCGGCCAAAATTAGCGACCAGTCTTTCAAGGTGATTAGCGTAACCGAGGCCGGATGTCGCATTAAAAAGCATTGGTTTAGTCAATCAAAGTATGTCCATAAATGGATTCGCTGTAAGCCATGAGCGAATTCACCCACACCTGGTTCTGGCTCACACGCCTCCCTGGACGCAAAGGCCAGCCCTGCCGCGTCTTGGCGCGCGGTCGCCTCAATAGCTGCCTTGTTCAGTTCGAGGACGGCGTGAAGGTCGTTACATCGCGCTATGCCGTGAGGAAGATCCATCCATGAGCGCCCCGACCACCTTTTCTGAGTCCCTCGCACACACGCTCCTTGACTCGTTCGGAGCCGCGTACTACGCCGCGACGACTGAGACGCAGCGTAAGGCCGTGCTCAAGGGCGCAGCTCAGGTCATCGAGTGTCGGCTACGCCAAAAACAAGTTGACACATCAATAAATCCAGATACGTCGATAACAAATGGGTAGGCGTGGCTCGGGAAATAACTAACCAGCACGCCGCAACTTGGGCCAGGGTGACGGGGGTCACCCTGGCCCTTTGCTTTTCGCGTGGAACGCGACTTCGCCTAGACTTTTTACCGTTGGCTTCATTTTGCGATCCTAGCGAATGCCACTTCCGCATCGTGAATTCGCATCTCATGGGAGCCGATGGTGCGCTCGTGTTTCTCCACCCGCGCATCCGTCGCCTCCATGTGCTTGTCCTGCTGCTCGTTTTTCAGGGTATGCTCCTTGAACATTAGCATCATTATTTCCTTCGAGCTGCGGTTATCGCTTTTTATTCCGCTGAGGGCCAGCATGATGATCGTGGTCATCAGCACGGGAACGACAGCAGCGAGGATGGCAACAATGATGTCTGCGGATGTCATCGGGATAGAAGTTTTTGGTTGAGCCAGAAATTATCTTCCTTGAGGCTCATTATCTCCCGATCCAGTGCCTCCATTTTCTCTCGGTAATATGCCTCACAAAACGCGGAGGTTGATCCAACACCAAGGGCAAAGGAAGCGAGGACAAATGCGACATCAACGCAGGTCATTATGGCGTCGTTTTCGATGGAGAAACCGGAGGGTTATTTACACTTGTGGAAGCGGAAACTTTCGCGCCAAGACCGAATTTATCTTTGAGGGCGTTAAGTTCGGCTTTCGCGCTCGCTAGTAAATATTCGGCATCCGACTTGGCCTTTTGCAGATCAGCAATGAACTTGGCGTGATACTGGGCATAAAAGAAAACCCCAATAAAAACCCCAAGGATGAATGAAAGAACAATTAGAATTATAGTTGTCATAGTTAAAGCCGTAGCACGTTATCCTTGATCGAGGCAACCTTGTTTTCATTCTTCGACGAATCCCACCAAGTATGAATTTTCTGCTCAAGTGAAACCGCGTCGTGCCCGGCTTTGACCGCCTCGCCCTTAACGTATTCGACGAGCGCAACGGCGTCACCCAAAGTTTTCTTTACGCCAAATAGCCAGATGCAGAGGCCAACGGCGATTGCGATTAGAATACCCGATCCGACACCAAAAGCCTTGAGCCGAGTCCAGAGCGTTAGGTTCTCGGCGGTCTTCCCATCCAGCTTAGCAATATCGGCAGCGTGCGCCACGGCTTCGGTATGGGTTGCGGCAACAGCCTTGGAAGCCGCTGCATCACTAACAACAGCCTGTGCCTTGGCATCGGAAGCGGCTTGCGCGTTTTTAGTGGCCAAAGCCTTGTCTTGTTCCGCTTCCTGCTCCTTCGCGATGAGAGCCGCCGATAATCGGGCGTTATCCGCCCGCATCTGCGCCACGATAGCCGAGAACTCTTGAGCCTGCTTGCTTGTGGCCGGCGGAAGCGTGGTTGCGGCGTCTTTGGCTAAGATCATGGCTATTTTCTCGTCCAGCGTGGCCGCAGAATCGTCAGGAATGGCCACCAGCACGCCGGAGAGGAAACCTGCGGCATCTTGCTCAATTGCGAGCTGAGCGGCTAAGGATGCCTCGCTGGTAGCGATTGCGGCCTTGTTGGCGGATACATCAGCCTGAATCTTAGCCTGCGCGTCAGCTGCCTGCTTTGCGAGCGTTGCGGCATCCGCGTCAGCCTTGGCAATCTCCGTCTTGTGGGTGTTTGGCGAAAAAGCCTGCTTGAATTCGTAACCCGCCCACCCGACTGCTGCGGCGATGGCAAAATAAAGCACGAGGGCTGCCGTTGCGACTACGCCGCGCGTTTTCACGGAGTCACATTCTGAAGCGCCGGAATCTGCGCGTAAATCTGATTTTTCATCACCAGGTGACCGGATGGCCCTGGATGGATATTGTCGTTAACCACGTTTCCGTTCACATCAAGATTGTTGTAAAGCGCGGTGATAAGGGGGGTTCCCGACACACCCGAGATGCAAAGAACCGCCGCGAAATCGACGGTTAGCGCATAAGCTGGTTGGGCAAAAACCACCGTGTTGCTCGTGGCGTTTTTCGGATTACCGCACAAGTAAACGTTTGCCCCAATGCCGCGCGCCAATGCAACGATGTACGGAATGTAGGCCGCCATGTCGCTGCTTGAATTAGTGCCGATATAGATCAGAATATTTCTCGGCTTCAGGCAAAGAATCTCTTTACCCATTCTGGAGGTCAGGCCAGTAGCGACCGCTCCACCGACTCCGCTAATGGCAACATTGTATTTACCCATGTCCGCGCGAAGCAACGATCCGTAGCCTTGGCCGTATGGTACACAAAACTCATTGGTGATTGAGTCTCCTCCGATGTAAAGGAACGGGCGCTCCGCTGTGTTAGCAACGTGCGAGTATTTGTAAACCGATGCGCTACCAGAAATAACCACGACCCCTGGCGCGCCGTTCATGTATCCCATGTCAAAATTGTAGGTTGGCCCGGCTGACAGTGGGAGAGGAACGGTTCGGGTGATAGTTGCCAACAACACCCCAGCGAGGGTGTAAACTGAGAATGTCTGCGTGTGACCATTGAGGTTCCATACCGCCATATATTGGGTGTTAGCCGCCGGTGCGAACGTAACGGACGACAAAACGGTGGTCGGAAGCGACGAACCGTTGTAGGTCGTCATTATCTCAATCGCTCCGCTCGTTCCGTTAACTCGCACAAGTGTTCCTAGCTGGGAACCGCCCTCGATAGGGTTTGTTATAAACCCAAGGATGTCGGCGACTGTTCCGATGGAAAACACCCATGTTACAGTTCGCTGATCGAGACCGTATTGAAATCCCTCCCGAAGCTGATTGGTGTTTCCGGTCGTTGAAGACGTGGCGGCTCTGCTTGAAGATGAAAATGACCATCCGCCTCCGTTTACCCAGCCTGCTGGAAGTAGCGGAAATGAATTTTTCGCAAGAATACACTGCCCATAAGGGACAGGCTCTTTGACCGTTGTCGTCACGCTGTAGAAAACGTTTCCGGTCGTAGAGGGAGGGGTTGTCGTCATGTTGACACCCACGCCGGATGCCGTACCGATAAAAACCCTGTATCCGCTGCCGCCTGAAGAAGCGTAACGTATGAATGCACCCGTCGCGGTGGACTGAATACCGATTTTATTTTGCTGTGTGACGTTCCAAATAGGGAAATCAATTCCGGCATTGAATGTCACGGTTCCCGTGCTGCCTGTTGTGATGGCCTGTTTCGCCATAACATTCATCGTGCCGTCGCCATTATCGAGCAACAATACCAGGGCCATGGTGCCGTCTCCCAGCGAAGAAATATCAACCGAGATGGACTTTATAACCCCCTCCGGCTGATCCATCGAATTAACCACGAGCAATGCGGCGGAGGTCGCACTCCCTGCGCTCACCCAACGGGCACCGTCCAAATGATCGTAGGTTGAGGAATATTGGGATGGGCCAGCCTGAGCGGCTAATGCGATTTGGCCTTGCTGGGGAGTATTCACCATGCTGGGAACTCCGGAGGTTAAAAAAAGCGGGCCTGTGCCAAGTCCGGCGAGGCTCACGCCATTAAGGGCGGCTGCGCTAACGTTTCCCGGAGGTTCGACGTTCATGTTTTGCCCATCCGAAACTTGCATTGAACCGGGAGGGCCTGGGTAGGGAGGATAGGGAGGAGGCATAAAAACTATGAGTTAAATTTTTTAAACGCCGAACGCGTCAATAAATGCGATGCAATCACTATTTCTTGTCGTCCATCTCAATGCCTTGACCGCAGCCTGCGCGGTGTCATAATCTGCATCCTCTAACTTGATGAGGTCGCCTGGATTAATGCCTGCTATGGCCTTGTCCACCCGCGCGCGAGCACGAAGGGTCGCGGGGTCGAATCCACCCGGAGGCATGGAATCAAGAGCCTCCTTCAAAAAATCCAAGAACGTTACGGGTGATCCGTCTGCCTTGATCGGTAGGGATGTGGACTTGTTTGGAATTTCTTTCATAGCTATTAAGCGACTTGCTGAATTATGCCTTCGGCGTTATAAGTTACGGACGTGAAAGTTCCGACAGTGGCAAAGGTTATCGCTGTAGATGCCTTGCATCGGATGTGTAGCGGAACGCCCTCGTAAGCTCCAGTTCCGGTGACGTTGGTTATCGTCGTTAAAAGAGTTCCGGTGACGTTGGAGAAATTAAGCGTGAGTGTTCGCGACGTGTTGGTTTCGTCCGTGTAGGTGCAGGTGCAGGTGAACGACGCAGTGGTCGCGGCAGTCACGTTGATGTTGGCCGATACGATAAAGCTGCCATCCGCAGCGCCCACAGTATAGGTTGAGAAAGCTGCGGCAGCCGCAACTTGGGCCGTTACTCTTCCGGCTGCATAAATCGCAGGCTGTCCCCATCCAGCCGTGGCTACTGCCGCATAGCGGATGGATTTTCCGGAATTGCTTAGCGTCCACACATTGGTGGCTCCTGTGGTTCCGGCAAACGTATCTATAAGGTTTGCCACGCCACTTCCTAGTCCAGTTTCCGTGCGAACAATCTTTAAATCCGTGCTTCCAGCGGTACTAGTTTGATTATAAGTAAACGTTAGAGAAAGCCCAAGGTTAACCCCAGAGGACGATGTTAAGGTTCCGCCAATCGCCGTATTTGTAATTCCCGCCGTTGCCGTGTTAATCGTGAAATTAAAGTAAGGGCTCTGATTTTGAATCGTCAGGAACCTTGAAATCGCTGAACCAGCAGAACTGGCCACGCCGATTTGAATGGCGCGAGAGGAACCCGTTCCTCCAAACAGATTTCCGATCTGAAGCACGTTTCCGCTCCAAAGAGCGGAAAACCGCTCGTAGTTTGTAACCTGATCGGCTGTGTTATAGATTTGAAGGCCGCTGGTCGAGGTGCTCGCCAACTGAATCGGCGTGGCGGCGTTGAATAGCCAAGTTCCCGTCAGGGTTGGGCTGCTTCCAGGGGCAAGGTAATCTGGCGTTGCCCCTGCTGAAGATGCGATACTCAACACACCGGTTGTCGTTGTATTTTTAATGATTCCAGTTGAGAGCGCGCCCAAAAACTGTGCGCCAGTTAGGTTGGCATCCGCCGTTCCTTGAACAATGAACGCGTTTGTGTGGGTGCAATTCGCCAGATTACCCGACGCCGGAGTTCCAAGGATGGGGCCGATCAACGTCGCTGCATTCGCGAAAACCAAAGATCCTGAGCCGGTCTCATCGGAGACAGCCGCCGCAAGGGTTGCGCTGGTTATGCTTCCCGGAGTGCTCGTTAACGGGGTTCCGTCCGTCGCCGTAATCCATGCCGAATTAACAAGGTCGTTTTGCTGCGTGCGAAGTATCGCAGGCGTAATGGCACCCGAGGAGTTGTCGGCAAAATCCGTTGAGATTTCAGAAAGCAGTTGAGCGCGTGTGCTCATGGTTAGGAGAAGCCGTTAGAAAACCCGGAGGAAAATGCGTGTCCAGTCGGAGGAGGCGGAGCTATTCCGCCCTTTGCGTCGAATCCCAAGTTTAGCCCAAGCTGTGGAATCGCCACTGATCGCCATGGAGGACGCGACGGAGCAAATCGCCCCATCATTTCCCGCTGTGCGGGTGATGCCGTCTTCTCAGGTGCCTTAAAAGGCTTCAGGCGCATGGTAGTTAAGATACTGGATGAACCTTGTCAGCCAGAAGGTCAAGCACCCGTTGAACGTCTTTGTGGCATTGGGATGGACTTTTGCGTGCCGACCGATAAAAAAGAGCAAGCTGGAATCAGGATCGACCCTGACGCCAGCTTTAACAATCAACCGAAAAGGAACTTCAGATGAATGCTGGCTCGACCAATACGCGACTTCCCTACCGCGTCAAAAACATTGTGGGACAAAAATTCGGACGACTGACCGTCGTAAAATTCGCGGGCGTGAATAAGTGGCGCTGGGCATTATGGACATGCCGGTGTGACTGCGGAAAAAAGATGGTAGCAAAGGCCACTGCGCTTGCAAATGGCCACACTAAAAGCTGCGGGTGCCTGTTTCGTGATACGCGCCATACGTCTGCGGCGATCCACAACGGGTGTCTCAATGCCAAGCCAGAGTCAGAATACTACTGCTGGCAGGGAATGATGAAGCGATGCTTCAACAAGAGCCACGTTTCGTATGCTGCATACGGAGGATCGGGGATCACTATCCACCCCGAACTTCAAGACTACCTAAAATTTAAGGCTCACATAGGGCCGCGCCCGTCTAAAAATCATTCCGTTGACCGCTTCCCGAATCACTCAGGAAATTACGAGCCCGGCAACATTCGATGGGCCACGAGAAAAGAGCAGCAGCGAAACATGAAGAGCAATCGGTTGCTGACATTCAATGGAGAGACAATGCCAATGTCGGCATGGTCAGAACGCCTAGGGTTCAGTAGAAGTAAACTGCCATTGAGGCTACGTTCCGGCTGGTCGCTTGAGCGTGCTATAACGACTCCATAAAAAAGCCCCGGATTTTTCTTCCGGGGCTCGCAAAGCGTGACCTTTTATGCTAATCCAACACCTGGGTCAAACCGGCGATGCCGATTTCTGGGCGCACGGGCTTCGCGGCTGCTTGTATTTGCATTTTATAGTAGCCGTTCGTCCCGTCCGGGTTATTGACGTTATCTCTAATGTTATACCAGGCGAGTTCACCGACATAATTTATCGGGTTGAACCCAGCCATTCCGTAGTTGGTGATGCCAATGGGGCGCACGCGCGCTTCCCAGACATCGTTCGGGAAGATGTAGAACACCTCATAGACCGCCAGACCACCGGCAGCGCCGTACTTTGAAAGCGATTTGTAGGCCGGATTCGGGATGTTCTTCGTGCCCTTGGATGCCGCGACGTTGATCGTCGGGTAGATTTTCGTGACGCCATCGGCGGCGTAGCGGATCGGGTACAAGTCCATGTTTGGGATAAACCCGTTTATGGAGGTGTTGATGCCGCGAGCGGTGAAGTTCTGGAAGGCATCGCCCCAGTTGACGGTATCACGAACCTGCGTGTCGTCCTGCCAGAGATGCTTCTTGAGTCCGGGGCCGCAGATCAGCGACAGGAGAGGCTGACCCTCCGAGTAGCCAACGGCGTTTACCTCGGCACCGAGCTGCATGAGCTGGTCGTAGAGAGGAGCAAGCTGGTTCCAGCTCAGAACTTGGGTCGGAAGATTTCCGGCGAGCCCGCTGAAATTCTGATTACTGTCGTTGGAGCTAAAGATCGCGTCGCCCGTGAGCGTGGAAATCTTGGTGCCGCTGGCTCCAATGGACTTGATGCGATACCAATCCGACCAGACGACCGTGATATATTGCATCAGATTCTTCTGGAGGTTCGCCACCATCTGTTCGGCCTGCCAGTCGAACTGAAGGTCAGTCAAACAGATCGAACGGCTCGTCCAGGAGTTGGCTTCGAGCTGATAATTGCGGCTGATTGAACCGTCGTCAATTTCAGTCGGAGTGTTGGAGCACGAAGAATTTGTGCCGTCAGATATAGCAAGGTTGTTCCATCCGCTTCCAGCATCGTCAGGATATAGCGTGGGCATGGCGCTCGTGGTCGTTACCACCATCGGAACGAGGCCGTCCATCGGCGTAAACTCCGCACGCGGGATGATCGAGATAAATGGATTTACACGCCAAATCCAGTTATAGATGGGCTCGACGAATTGGTTAACGGCCTGCTCGAAAAAGTTGTTTAGGGCCGGGATATTAGGGCCGGCGCGGGCCTCGCCAGGAACGGGCACCTGGGCCATGGTTGCGCAGAGAAACAGCGCGATGGCGGCTGGAGCCCAGCCGGACAGAAAGAAGAGGGAAACGCAAAGTAGGCAGCTTAGGAGCGCGAACTTTCGGTGAATGAATTGAAAGATTGATTTCATGGGAAGGCTGACACTGACAGTTGATGATCGACGCACGCGCGTAGGCGCATTGTTGCGTTCCAGATCGCGGGCCAGCCCGATCTATCCCTAACCAAGCCCATTCCGCTACGAGGTGCCCAAAACCCCGCAATTTGTAGGACAGCCCACAAATGGTAGGTAGCACCCTACCTGTCAAGGATTCCTTGACAGCTCAGCGTCCAGCTAGTTTCGCGCGCCCAGGAAAAGCCTGATCGAGTAGTGAAGGCTTTTTCTCTTCCCATGTGCCTTCAGTCTTCGTGCTCGGCGCAGACGGCGCAGTAAAGCTTCCGGTGCCCTTGGCGGCCTTTATCGCAGCAAGTTCACCTTCAGCCTTGGCAAGCTTCGCCTGAAGGGCCGCCACACCTTTTTGGAAGAGCGGTTGACGGACTGCCACATGCTGTTCGAATAGCGCGGCTTTAAGGGCCATATCAGCCGCAGATTTTGGCGTGAGTCGGCCAAAGGCATTCGCCTCGGCGCGGGCACGCACTTTGACCAGTTCAGCGTTGGCCCTCTCAATCACCTTTCGGTCTTCCGCCGAGGTTCCATCCGGAATGTCGAATGGCTTCATTAGATTATCCACGTCGAGCGCCGCGTAGGTTTCCTCAAAAGCTTGCTTGTTTTGGGCGGCATATTTTGCCTCAAGGCCGGCCTTCAGTTCACCAGCCGTGGCAAGCGCCGCGCGTTCCTCGCCGCCGATCTTGTAGGCCGTGCGCAGCCCATTGATGACGATATTGGCGTCAACGACATTCATGTCCTTCGTCAGCTCTGCGACCTTTGCCGTAAAATCTTTCTGAGGAAGGCCGAGGATTTCCTTGAGGTCGGTCTGCTCTTTTCCGGTGTAGTTTAGCACCTCCTTGGCTTCGGTCAGCGCCGCCTCCTTAGGCTTCGTGAACTGATCCCGGTATTCGGGCGTACTCGGAAGGTCGATAATAGCCATGCGCTCCTTCATCGCCTTATAGTCGGCCTTGAGCTTTTCGACTTCGCCCGTCTCCACCGGAGTGGCTTTTTTCAGAGTTTCAAGATGCGCCTCCGCATCAGCCAGTTTTTGCTCAGCGGCCTTCAGGTCGGAATTCGCTTTTGTTTTGAGCGCCTTCCATCCTTTTTCCCCTTCTTTTGAAAGCCCATCGGGAGGCCCAATGTCAGAAAAACGGTCAACCTCTTCCGGAGATGGCGAAGGCTCCGGCTCTTTGGCCGGCGGAACTTCTGCCTTCGGTGGTTCTGAAGCAGGCTCTTTTTTATCCGGTTCTGCGGATGCAGGTGGAATAATCGCTGCCGGATCGGCCTTTGGCGGCTGCACTAAATCCTGCGGAGGGTTGGCCCCAGCATCGTAAATCTTGCGAAGCCCTTCCTTTAGCACAGCAGGCACGACTTCCATCGACTTCGGCGCTTTGCTGATGTCAGGAATGTCGGAGGACGTTGGCCGGCGCGTGGTCGGAGCCTTGACGTTGGCGGGTGGCGTCGGGCGCGGCTGGGCCGTTGGATTGATAGGCGCGGCGGGACGGGTGGGTGCAACTGGCGCTTCAGTGCTCATTTGGTTTTCTCCTCTTCGGGTTTCGTGTAGTCGATCCGACCGGCGTCGGGATAAGTTTCAGGTATCGCTTTTTTCTTTTGGACAGGCGGCATGACCTGCTTAACCAGCGCCACTTCGAACATTTGCCAACCCTGCTTTTTATGAAGCTGGTTGTTCCCGATTTGAAGGCCAAGCGCGGTGTTTAAGCCTTCCGGAAAATTCGTTGGCTGCTCGCAGCGCGCGTTATTCAGCACCTTTTCCCAAAGTGGGCTATTAAAAAAATCCCTAAGTGCCTCGCGCTCTTCGAGCGATAAATCCCGGTATTTGGGAATATTTACGGTTTCGTTTGTCAGGTGGGGGGCCAGCTCCACGTTCAGCCCTTTAGCTTTTGCCATAAATTATTGTGCCATCGCTGGCGCAGGAGATGGGGTAGCCTGCACACCGTTGGACGGCAAGCCAAATTGCTGAAGGAGTGCCGCCTTGGCGGCAGGGGGCATGTCTTTGAAGTTAACGGAAATGGATTCGGTTGGGGGCTTCCCGTTGGCTCCAGGTGCAGCCCCGTTTGAAGGCTGCGCGTCCGAGGGCTGCGCTCCACCACCAGAAATCGGAGTCTGCCCTGGGTTTTGTTTCTGAGATTGCATCCTTGTAAGGATTCCCCTCGCGACGCTCTGAACCTGACGGAAGACGGGCGTAATCTGCTGAAGCTGTTGTTTCTGAGTTTCGTCCTGTGAGAGAAATTGCATGTGCTGGCCGGAATGCTCGATGCCGAGCGTGAGCGCACTCGTGGCCTCGGGGGAGATCGTCTGCGTTTTCTGGAACGCTTGGATGATTCCCGCCAGCGGCTTGAGATGTTCCTGCAAGTGCTCGAAATGTGCGTCCTCTGGGGCCACGGGCAAATCCAGACCTTGGCCGAACATGGAGTTTTCAACCATGGCCTTCCATCGTTGCTCGGGCTCGGAGCCCTGTCCTTGTGGAAGAAACGCCTGATTCATTGCGTTTGCCCCGTAAGTATAGGCAACGTAATTCTCGCGGAACCATTGCGCGTTGACTCCGGGCTGCATGGCAAATCCAGCAAGGTCTTCCTTGAACTTCTGAGCCATGAGTATTGGGTTTGCCATGCCAGAGTTGGCCCCGGTCTTAACCAATAACTCGGAATCGTGGATTACGTTGTCGGGCACTCCTCGATCCTGAAGTCGCTTCACAAAACGCTTGGCGTCCTTGTCTTTGTTTCCCTTTAGCCGAAGTCGGCGAATCTGCTCGGTGTAAATGTTTATTCCGACTTGGGCTAGAAATACGGCGGCTTGGGCAACGTTGAGCTGTCCTTGCATTTGGGAAAGAATCTTGGCCTGGGTTGCAGTATCGCTATTTTCGATCTGTTGTTGCTGCTGGTTGTAAAGCGCATTGTTCTGGTCGCGATTGGCCGTCAGCATCTCCAATACTTTTCCTGCCGGATCGAGCTGTGGATAAACCGTGAGCTGAGTCATTCCGCCAGGGAAGACGTTACACCATCCGTAGTTTTCGACCGGAGGTGTTTCTTCAGGAATGTTATCCGTACCGTATTGGAAATTGATTGCGGCTGCCACCGATGCACCGTCAACCATCCGGCACTTCAGCCGATTGATGAGCGACGAAAAGAAAAAGTTTTTGATTCCGAATCCCTTAATCGAGTGAATCATCCCGTCTGTGCCAGTGTCATACCAAATAATGCCTAGCAGATGTTCCCATTCCTCGACCGATTTATCGTCTACAAAAAGAAATTCCTCGACCCCGACGTTTTGGGTGAAGACGTAACACCCGATCTTGCCTTTCTCGTCCGGGTTCTCGGGAAAGTTTCTCACAAACAGCCAGACGCAGCTTAACGGCTGGAAGGGCGTCGTGATAACAATGTCATTGTTAACTAGCAAATCTTGGAAGCGCGTGTAATCTCGGTAATCTGGAAATTGTCCCGATCCCTGTTGCCCCATCGAAACGATAGCCGACTTGATTCCATTTATGTTCCAGCCGGCGTCCTCCGAAGTCTTGGATGTTTTTTGATCCCGGATTTTACCGTAAAGTTCGGATGCCCCAACATCGCGCACAAAAGCGAGCACTTCCCACGACTCGGGATTCATCTGTGTGTTCTTAGGCCAGTAGAGCCGCTGCACATTGATCGACTTATAGCGTGGCGAGTCCTCGGTGTCGAACTGGGCTCCTCCTGGGCCAAGATCGACGAAATTGTTCACGAGTTTCATGAACTCGTCTTTGTACCCAGGCCAGTTTTCGTGGAACCAGTCAAACGCCTCTGAAAATGCGTTTTCCCATTTTCCGCAATGAGGGGAAGTCTCCGCGATCTTGAAAACAGCCCGATGGGGAACATCGTTGATGAGTTGCCAGTAGGGCGTGACCACGCGATCCCGCGCGGCCTTGGCGTCACCAAAATTGACGTTTGTAAGCCCAGCCATCCCCTGCGCCTCCATGTCTTCCGGAGCGAACGGACGACCGCCCTCAAGTTGGTTGCGTGTCTGCGAAATCGTGTTCGACCGTGCGATGTTATCGACCAGCATCCGGTTGAAAATCGTCCTCGCGCCCTCGACATCCTTGACGCGCCGATAAGCTACAACGCGATCCCAGTCGGTTTCTGACGCCGTCTTAACCGGAACCTTCGCCGAAGGCTTTTTGGGCGGAGGTGCCCTGCCTTTGTTTTTGTCGGCCACGGGGGATTATTCCCCCCATTGGCCGGGCGGGCAACGGCAAATTGTCTTCTTGGTCTTTGCCATCGGAGTGACAGCCGAAGTCGGCGAAGAATCTTTACCATTCGACTCCGTGCTTCCAGTGATGACCGCCTGCTTGCGCGTCTTTGGGCTTACGCGGTCGCCTTTCATTGGGGCGAATGGCGTGTAACCCTTAGCGTAGGTGACTGGACTTGGAGTGGACTTGGGGCGCGCTTCGCGAGGAGAGAGTGGCATGAGATTATTTATTGAACCCGAGGTTTAGGCCTGACTGTGGCGTAGCCGCCGCTCCTTGGCTATGGAAAGCGTTTGTCGTCTTCATTGGGGCCGGCCCTGAGACGACATCATATTTTTCAGGGCGCATGTGCGATGCGGCAGAGGGGCCATTGTCGGCGGGAGTTCCCATCGGGCGAAGCGCATTGGGTATGCCCGAATACTTGACGCTCTTGGAAAACGAACCCTTTGGCCCATTTGGGTTCTGATCCTGCGGGATAAATTCCCGGCCTGCGGAGCCTCTTGGACGAAATGCCATAACCGCTTGTGGTCAATTCACAGTTTGTTGGCAAGAATTTTCCTCTGCCAGCAAAATGTAGGGTAAGTGATGTTGCGGCCAAAATCTGAGGCCACGATAACCGAATCTGGCAGGTTTACTTTGCTCTGAAGGTCGCAGCCACACATGCCACAAACCCGAAGACCTTCCAAGCGGCGCGAGGAGGGAACGGTTGAGTTTATGATTTTGGTCATCGCACAGTTGAAGCAGCCATGACCTGAATCGGTGTTTAATGGACATTCACGGCAGATAGCCGCCCTTTGTTCAGCTACCTCTATTGGCACGATCTCTCCTCCAGTCTTAATCCATTCCCATGCGGCCCGGCTGAATGCCATGATTTTACTGACACTCGAAACATTACTGTCGGCAGGCACCGGAGCCCAGGTGTCATCCGGGCCTTCTCTGATGCAGTGAGTCTCGCCGAGCCGCGCGCAAATCTGCCGCTCAACCTCAAGTTGGATAGTGGCATCGTCCTGAGGAAGCAATCCCTTGTGCTGCCGGTGCTCCTTAACTTTTTTCACCAGTTCGCCCAGTGACTTGCCATCAAGGATTAGCGACGTTTCCTTTTGATGAAACGTGAAACCACGAGGAGGACTCTCGTTCTTATGCCTCAGAAGAGCCATGTTTTTACTTGTTAGATTGTCCCGGCCCGTAATATGGCTGTTTATCCCAACGAAGAAGCCGCATCGCCAGCCTCCATCTCCAGCTTGGAAGGGTTGGATCGACGCATAAAAGTCGCTTCCCGCACTGATGCCACTGCCATGAACTCGCCACAATGACGTGGCCGCCGCAATTAATTCCTATGCCGTTTTCCTGTGTGACGTGAATCGAGGGAGAATAAAAATCCCCCGGCCTTAATCTCCATATCTCCCTGTCCGTATTTTCGCATGTATCCATAAATTATTCGGCGTGCGCCGAGAACTCGTTGACGAATCTTTTTTGCAAACGCTTTTGCTTCTCCCGCATCTTACCCCAGTTTGATCCGCGCATTTGGCCGCCGAGACGCGGGCCGAGCAGCCCCTTGCGAACCATGAGTTCGCCGAACTGGCAGAAAGAATCCCCGTGATCGGGCGACCGGCCAATACGCGCCTTCATCTCGCGCTTACTCTCAGCCTGCATTAGCTTGTCTTCTGACGTTTTCTTTTTGTAACGGCGTGTGTCGAGGTCGACCACCGTCTTGGGGTCAATGTTGCTCACCCCACAGAGCATTCCGTCGCGAGCCAAGTATGATGCTCGAAACCAAAGTTCGGTTACAAATAACTTCACCTGTTCCTTCGCCGGAAGGGCATCGTCCAAGCGCAATGGTCTATCTGTCGCCTCGCCGCCGTAGTAGATGCCCTCAATAGGGCCACCGCCAGCAAGTGGAGGCCACTCCTCGCGCATGATGGCGAACACGCCACGTCCATTCGAGGTCATGTCCATAATGAAATTATGCTGATAGACGCCGTGCTCCTTGCAGAGCCTAATGCACTCGCGGGCGATCTGGTAGTCCTTCTCCGGGTATCCTGGGCCGACCTTGGCGTCGATCACGAAGGTTTTCTTGGCGCAGATGCAAGGACGGCCATTACGCAGCCGCCCGATCACGCCAAGGTTGAAAACGCATTCGTCGCTGTCGAATGCTGGGTCTAGCGATGCGCAGGGCGTTGCGCCGAAATCGAAGACTTCGTTTCGCTTGGCAAGATCGAGGGTGTTCGAGGGCCAAATCTTCGCGATCATGCCGTCCGGAGGGAAAAACCCCAAACCAAACATGTGGTACTCCACGGTATCTGGGTGCAGTCCTGTGAAGAATTCGTAGGACATCATCCACGGATTTACGGTTTTTTTCGCCTTAACATTTTGCGACTGTCTTCCGTCCAGATGTAACGTAACGCCGCGCGAATTTTCCCACCATAGGGTGGAATCAGTAATTGATCCCCATCCTCCATTTTTAGGCTGCGACCATGCGCCATAAGTGCTCTGGCGTTCGGCGGGGTTTGTAAGAAGAACTCCTTTGAAATTTCCAGCCGCCAAACCGTTAGTCATGGCCATATAGATTCCTTCCGACATGTCCTGGCACTCGTCGGCGATTATCCGGTGGCGAGGCGGATGGTAGCCACGGAGCTTCGAGGCATTTTCGTCTCCTCTGTCAAGCGCCACACCTTTTATCAGGAATTTCTGGTCGGCTACGTCGCCACGAAGCATGAACTTCATCTCGTTCGTACTGCTAGTGGTTCGGAACGTGGCATTGATCGCATCCTTCACACGAGAATTGGAAATACCAATCATCATGTCGCCAAAAAGCCGAACCTTCAGCATATCGAATTTCGTCGTTACCAAAAATGTTCCAGTGCTCTGCGGTGCGGCCAAGTAATCAAGCAGCGCAAAATGCGCCATGCCGAACGTCTTTCCGGCAGAGGCGTGACCCATGACGGAGATAACTGGATAGTTGCACCAAGCCCACATCATCAGCTCCATCCACTCGTTAAAAGCGAAAACGCTTTCCGGCCAACAGATCGAAAAAGCTTTACGAAAGTGAAATTCCGTTGATTGACCGGTTTTAAATTCTTCGGGTCGTGAATAGCAGGCCAATTCCAAATTTAGGTCATTCGTGCCTTCCGGCCACTCAAAGCCATAGCGATTGATAAGCTTAGATTTTGTGGACGTTGCCATCAGCAAGCCCTTTTGAACTCACCGAAGAGCCTTGTCGAGGCAGCTTCATAGGCCGCGCTCGCTTCTTCTTTTGTCGGATAAACACCAAGGTATCTCTTCTGGGCGTGAGCGGCCCATTTTTTTGTCTTCTTATGCCAAGAAACTCCCTTGAATCCTGATTTATTGTCGATTCCAATTTTTCGGTTTCTACAATTTTCTGCACGAGTGGCCTCACGCAGATTTATCAGCCTATTGTCTGATCTTTGTCCAGAAACATGGTCTAGTTCTTTATCGGGAAATTTCCCGTGGACATACAGCCACACCAACCGGTGTGCCTGATAACGCTGACCGTCGACTGATATTCTCCAATATCCTTGGAAATTGAAGCATCCTGCAATTGCTCCAGACCGCTTATAACCATACGAAATTCTCCACTTAAAAACGCCAGTTTCTGGATCGTAGTCGAGCAACTCCCTTAGCCTTTTTTGCGTAAGTTTCATTTCGTGCTTGCATTATCCCCCTTGTCCTCCCAAAAGCAAGCACAATGAAAAGAGAATCATTCAAAGCCGAGCTGCAAATCCGCATTGATCCAGACGTGGCTTTGTTGCTCGTCGAGCACGCGGAACTTAATCGTCGCTCATGTAGCAAGGAAGCGTCCGACAGGTTGCGCTGGCTTTACGCGATCATGTCGCAGATCGGCACCAAGCGCCCATTCCCTCCGTTCGTCGATCCTGCGGCCCTGAAAACTGCGGTGGAGAAAATCCGTTGAAAATTTATGAACTCACCACAAACAAAATTCGATAACGAAAAATCAGATCTATTGGGGCACATTGAAAAATGCAGCGTCTTCCTTTCATCGCACGAACTTCCGCTTTCATCGGTTAATTTTTGCCATTCTATTCGTGCATGGCTGGACGGTATTGGGCCTGACATCGTTTTTAAGTGCGGGACATTCTCAGACGACCCTAATCGCTGACCGTGCATATCTTGACCATCACAAAGCCCGTGGACATGGGGCCGTCTTTCGGAACGCTGCCCGCGGGCCAGTGGATCATGGGCGATACCAACGCATTCGAGATCGCGCTGTCGGCGGAGCGCGGGACGGCGACGATGGATCAGTTCACAAACATCTATGACAAATCCGTGGGTCAGGAGGCGCTTATCATTCGCTCCGGCGCAATCGGCGATCTATTGTTGCTTACGACTGCATTGAGGGCACTCAAACAATCTTCTAACAAAAGGGTGATCTTGTGCTGTTTTGAAAAGCACCACTCGATTTTTAAGGACAACGATTCCGTCGATTCGCTTATATCCTATCCCCTCCTCGCGGACGCCATTATCGGAGGAGATAAAAAAAAGCATCTAATCTGGCGTCCACAGACATTTCAAGGGCATATCTTTTCTCTCGAAAATGTCATTGAGCTTGCGACCGACGTTCACGCGACCGATGCATTTGCGAAGGCATTGGGCGTGACCGTGACAGATTACAAGCCGATCTACATTGTCTCAGATCAGGAGAAAAAAGATGCCTTGGCGTGGAAAAAAGAATTCGGCACGCGTCCGCTGGTCGGAATCCAGATGCGCGCCTCGACACGCAACCGAGATTATCCGGCCCAGCAATGGGCGAAAGTAATTCTTGGCCTGGAGGACGTCGGCTGGGCTGTAATCCTTTTCGGCCAGCCTGGCCAAATTCCACCGCTACCGCCAGAACTTCAGCGTCCGTTCATCCACGATGCGAGCCAGTCCGATATGTCCCTGCGAGAATCCGTCTCAATCCTGTCGGTCTGCGACGCCTTCGTCGGCGTAGATTCGGCTTTCCTGCACTTCTGCCATGCGCTCGACGTTCCGGCGGTCGGTTTGTTTGCAGCGTTCGACTGGCGGACGCGAACGTCCAAGGCTCCGCTCACGCGAGCCATCAGCGGCCACGGGGAGTGCGCGCCATGCTCGTGGCTTGGAAAACTTGGTCAGCACTTCCCGCCCATGCCTTGCCGCCAGCGTCAGATTTGCAGCGTGCTGGCCTCTATCGAACCCGACAAAATTATCGCCGCCGTGGAGAAAATCCGCACATGAACCCGCACATCAAATCACTGAAAGATGGTTTGTATCTCGTGGTAGATCGCGAAGAACCCGGACAATTTTCGGTGATTGACCGCACTGGAGGGTTTACATGGCAAATGGGACACGACCGCGTGACACCCGATTCAGAATGGTTGGATCACACAGAATTTTACCCAATCGACCCTAAGCAGGTCATCGCCGCAGTGGAGAAACTGAAGCCATGAATCCTAGAGACTACGCCGAATCCGACCCATATAAATCGGACGAGATTTTCAAACGCCTAAAGGTCGGGGTTTCGTTCACTTATCTTGGGATTGAAATGATTGTGACCCGTCAAGTGGCATTCACTCCATCGTTATACATTCCATGCTTTCCTTGTAGTCTAGATGCTCCCGCGACGCTTCCCGAGCTTCATTGTGAATATAAGGACAACAATGGTGTTTTAATAACCAAGGTTTTCGAGCGAGATCAACTCCGATCACTTTTAACATGAAAGCCACTATCTCCATCCCCGACGACTGCATGGAACATCTTGAGGAAATCTACAAAGGACACATCGACCTCTGTAATGCTTATGCCTGCAAGCATCCTGTGCTATCTAAATCTATTGCTATCGAAACCGCGAAACAGAGAATCATGATTGCTGGATTGGCCCTCCATGAAAAGATTGAATTGGTTCGCCAACTGAATGATAGAGAAATAATCGCTCGCGCATGAAAGCTACAATTTCAATAGTTTGCCACCTTGCGCTTGCTCAGGCAAAGTCCTGCATCGCCTCCGTGCTCAACGGAGGTGGCGACTTTGATTTGATTCTTACAGCCAACGGAAACCTAGACGCGTTTAAGTATTTCGGCGAACTAGGTTCCTCTCGGGAGGGAATAAAGGTCATCATGCACGACCACAACAGAGGATTTATTGAACCGAATAAGTTGGCGCTACAAGCAACTGATTCTCCTATTTTTGTGATGCTCAACGACGACGCCATTGTGCCAAAAGGCTGGCTCGGCAAGATCGTAGAACAATTCGAGAAACACCCAACCGCGTCTGTCGTTGGCCCTATCGGGCGACGCTTACGCGATAATTTCGTAGGTGGGCTTCCGTGCTCCGATAAGGAGCCGCCAGAATACATCGAAGGCTGCTGCTTCGCTATCCGCACGGACTTGGCAAAGCTCTACGGGCTATTTGATCCGAACTTACACTTTGCATATGGTGAGGAAAGTGATTGCTGCTTGAGGATGCGCCAGCTCGGTTACACGATTCATGTCGCCCCGTTCCAAATCATCCACAATGCCGGCACAACCACCCGTCATGTTCCCGAGGCCAAGCTTCACTTTGACATGAACCATGCTTACCTGAGAAATAAATGGTCAGAATATCTCAAAACCCACAAATTTCCCCACGAATGAAGATTACTGTTCTGACCACGGCTTGTCATCGGCCTGAAGCGTGGACACTCTGCGAGGGTTACATTAAGGCGCAGACTCGCCAGCCGGATCAATGGCTGGTTCTTGACGACGATGATCCCGCCACGGTTTGCACGCTCAAACAGCAGTACCACTATTGGCCGGAGTTTCGGGGCCGTGGTAGTCTCACGCGAAAAGTCACGCGGGCTGTTAACGAAAACTTAATAACTGGCGACGCTCTCGTTTTCATCGAAAACGATGATGCCTATAACCCGACCTACCTTGAGAACGTAGAGAAATGGCTTCAGCAGGCCGACATTGTCGGCGAAGGAGATTCGGTGTATTACAATGTGCAGCACCGAAAATGGTTTTCCCACAAGAACCACCAGCACGCCAGCCTGTGCTCGACGGCTCTACGGCGATCAGTTTTTCCGCTTCTTCTCAAGGCTGCCAACACCGATGACCCTTACATCGACTGGCGGCTCTGGAATATGGTCAACCATCCGCTGAAGAAAAAGGTGTGGATGCCTCAAGATCATCTTCCCAATGGCCGCCTCTGCGTCGGAATGAAGGGAATGCCAGGAAAACTTGGATACGGCACCGGCCACACAGTCGAATGGATGAAGGGCTGCACGCCCGATCCACAGCTTGTGAAACTCACACAAATGATGGGCAAGGACGCAGAAGCCTACCGGCCATTTTACCTCAACCACTCGCAAGAAATTATGGACACCAAAAAATATCTTTCACCCACCGACCAGGGACATGGCGACAAATGGGAAAAATGGCTCGGCCATCTTATTGGAAAGCCAGCCATCGGTCTTGAAATAGGAACCTTTCGTGGAGAGTCAGCGGAGGTCATGCTTACGCGGGTATTTACGCATCCGGATTCTTTTTACATCTGCATTGATCCGTTTACTGGGTCTCCAGAGCACGCTCTAAATAAAATCGACTGCTCTAAATGCGAGTCTGACACTAGGGATCGACTTAGTAAATTCGGAAAGAAGGTCATCATCCATAAGGATGAGTCTCGGGTGGCTATCAAGGAATACATGGGAAGACGTGATCTTGATTTTGTCTATGTTGACGGAGCCCACGACTCCATGAACACGCTGCGTGACGGGGTGATGGCATTCGAGGGATTAAAGGTCGGGGGAATCATGATCTTCGATGACCTTACCTGGAAGGGTATGCCTGACCCGATTGACTGCACAGAGATGGCAATTCGGGCTTTCATGCAGTGTTACGCAAAACAAATTCAGGTTATCGGGGCCGACTCGCAACTTGGCCTAAGAAAGATCGCGTGAAAATCGAGGCCTTCATTCTCTGTTATCTTGAGGCCGACATAATCGGGTATTGCGTGAGACACTATGCCAGCTTTTGCGACCGGGTGAAAGTGATCGACCTGGGGTCGAACGATGGCAGTCAGGAAACGGCCAAGCGCGAGGGGGCGGAGATAATTCAGGACGATTGCGCGGGGATTTTCGACGACAGAAAAAATCAGAACCTGAAAAATACCTGCTGGCACGGCACCGATGCGGATTGGGTGATTGTGGCGGATGCGGATGAGTTGATATTTTTCCCCCACGGCTCTTTCTCCACTTTGGCGGCCTATGACGCCCAGGATTTGCCTATCATCAAGACCCATGGATTCGAGATGTTCAGCGACGCCTATCCGACGACCGACCGGCAGATTTACGACGAGGTGAAAGAAGGCGCTCCCGATGACCAATGGTACGGTAAAAAATGCCTGTTCTCGCCCAAGCGAGTGAAGTCGATTTCGTTCACGATGGGTGCCCATTCCGTGTGGGAGGCGTTCCTCCACAATGGACAGCGCGTAACCGACCCGGCCCGATTCCCTGAACCTCCCTGCTGGTTGCTTCACTTCCACCACCTGGGAGGGTTGGATCGCGTCGCCCGGAGATATGACGAAAATTACAAACGCCAGTGCGAAAATAATCACAGGCACAAATTCGGAAACCAACAAAAAGGAATTATCCACGCGAACGAAAAACGCTCGATGATCCTGTCGAAACTGCGCAGGGTTATTCCATGAGCATCATATCGGTTAACCTTCAGGAGGGTTTCGGGAATCGTTGCAGCCAGTATGCTTTTGCTCGCGCCTACTCGGAAAAGCACGGCTGCACCCTGCAAACAAACTTTTGGATGGGTCAGAAGGTTTTCCAGATAGACGATCCACGGATTGAAAAGCCGCTTCCTGTTCGGCGCATGGAGGACATCGACCGTTGGAACGGCGAGGTTGACATTGAGGTGTCAGGCTGGGGTCAGCACCAACGATGCCTGATTTACAGCCGGGCCGATGCGCGCCGTTATTTCACTTTTCGCCCGGAAATCATTTCGATGCTAGTGAACGTGCCCAAGTACGATATTGCGGCGCACCTGCGTTGGGCGGATTTCCTGTCGATCCCGGACGCCGGATTCATCGCTATTTCCAAGGAATCCTACCTCATCGCGTGCGACCATTTCGGAATCGACCGTAGTAAGCTCAGGTTCATACAGGAGGAGTCTCCTCTTGTGGTACCACAGATTGAACCTGGCTATTGGATTTCGCCTCATAGCGACCACCACACGCGCTCGGATGACCCACGTATCACAAGCCTTGGGTTTCTTCCCGATTTCTACGCGCTGATGCAGGCTGACATCCTGTTTCGGGCCAACTCCACCTTTAGTCTATGGGCGGCGATCCTAGGCCATCACTCGCGCATTTTCAGCCCGAACCTGAACGGGATAAAAAAGCGATCTGGATTCCAAGAAGTGCCGTTCTTTGAGGGGAACCACTGCGCCATAACGAGCGATGCCAATTACCACACTGAATTGAACCTGCGTGAGACGTGAGGCGTCACTTACCCCGCTTAGCAGGAACCAGTTCCCGCGCCCCGGGAATCCCTGTCTCGACGTGTTGAATAACCGTTTTTGGCGCTCGCTTAATTGGCTGTCCAGATGCGCTCTTGTCGGTCATTTGAGCGATGTCCGAAACGATCTGTGGCACCGTTGCGCTCTTGGCCAATTCACCCCGCGCATATTTCCCCTGTGCTCCCGGAGCCAAAGCCTCTGTGATATTGCGAGCGTTTGAGACGTAAGGCATCTCATCAAGAAGACCCGCCACCCCAGCCATCACGCCATCTCCAAGCGTTCCTTCCTCGCCGGTCTTGTGTGTGATATGATCCATGACGTGCCCGACGGTTGCTCCAAAATGATAGGGTTCAAAAATAGGCAGATGGATCATCCAGCGGGGAATATCGACACCGCCTATTTTCATTCCTCCAAATTCTGGTGAACCCGGCGGCTGTTTTCCTGGCTGATAATAACCTCCGACGTTTTTCCGGTTGTAAAATCCCGCTAACATGATTCCAGCCCCAAGTGCGCCTTTTTTCCAATGACGCATGATGCTGTCTTTTTCGGACGCCGAAAGTTTATCCACCCCTTCGCTGATGGCCTGCATGGTCTTGATTGCCGCCCGAGGAAGTCCTAGCCCGAGGTTATTGTAAGTCGCCGATTCCACGAAGTAATTCGTCGGGATATGGACAATCGGCATAGCGAACCGCATGATGCCTTCGATAGCCCGTGCTGTTGTCGGATGCTCATTGGAATTGCGCAGAGAGTTGTAAAGCATGTTTAACCGCTTGGTCAGGATATTGTCGTTCTGGAACTTTGCCCGAAGACCATCATTCACGGCTTCGTTATTCACCCGCAACTGATTCACCGGGTTAGTCATATCCGTTCCGTGTTGCATCTCCCATGCAGTACGCTCGCGAAGGCTGATTTTGTATTCTTGGGCGAAGGCCGGAAGCTTTAGAAGCGCGTGGGTGTTGGCAAGATAGTGCAGGATTGACGGAGGATAGGCCCGTTGACCGGCATTGATCTCGGCGTCCGTCTTGCCTGTCTTAAGCACGTTTACGGCCTGTTGCAGCGCATAGTGCCACCCCTCGACGTAGCCTTTGACTGTGTTCTCAAGCGTCTTTCCGGTTGTCCCGCCTTGGCGTGGCGCACCCTCGGCGATGTCGCTGATACCCGGAACCCGACGAAGACCTTCTCCAATCGCTGACTCGGCCCCCGTCATACCGATGCGACCCTCTCCGGCGACAGCGATCTTGCCGAAAGTCTTCATGCCTGAAATCAGGCCAATGCGGCGAAGGTTCACGAATCCGTCCCATATTTTCTGTCCGATGCTCCGGTTTGCCTGCTTATCCTTGTAAAGCGAATCTTGGAACGCCTGCTTGGCGCGTTCGCTATCCGCACGGAGCTTTGCAATTTCCGGGGTCTCGGTAACTGGCGAAGGTTTCGGACGCGGGCCAAAATCGGAGTTTTTCAGGCGATCCTGATAATCGGCGATTTGATTCCTAAGCCTTGTCTTCGCATTGGCGATGGCTCGACCCTCAGCATCTTCTTGGCTGGCCGGATATTCTCTCGGAATGACTTTCCCCTTGTACGGGTCGGTCGGGATTTTTTCTCCCGGAGTCTGAAAACGACGCGACGGAACCTGATCCATTTTCACCAGTTGACCCAACTGGTTTTTTAGACGCAGTTCCTCGGCTGTCGGCGTGCGCTGTTCGACGCCACTCTTTTTGAGCTTTTCGGAGTTTGAGTAATCCTCGATCTTGGCCACTTGCTGCATCTGTCCTTTGAGGTCGCGCAGCTTAGCCTTGATCTCGTCGGGGTTGAGCGGCTTGAAATCCCCGTAGCCTGAGATCGCATCCATTGTGTCACGACGGCTCATTTCGGGAATGATTTCTTTTACAATTCCGTGAACCGCATCAATCAAGGGTTCGCGTTCAGTAATGCCTGAGCGGACAAAATGCTCTGCAATTTGCCGGATGACAGGCTGGATTCCCCTCGGGCCTGATTCATCGTCAGCACGAGTTTTCAGTTTGTCCGTGATGGTCTGAAGATCGGGAGGAGTCCCGTAGCCCTTCCCCTCCTTGGAAATTCTGGCGGTCATTTTTTCCAGCTCAGTTCCCGCCTGGTCTTGGGAAGTCTTCTGGTCAGCCGCTATACGAGCCTCATCCAAAGCCTGCTGAGTCTCCGTTATCTTTTCGTGCTGAGCCTCATTCTCGGCCCTCTGTTTATCGGTGAGCGGCGAACCATCATTGGCAGCACGACGGATCGTTTCCATCCTAGCCAGAGAGAAATCTTCGTTGCCAAGCTTCTGCCGGGCGCGCAACCCACGCCCAAGCTCCGTGCCGGTTTTGTTGGCGGCATCGTAGGTGTCTTGGAGTTGCTGGCTCAATTCATCCCGGCGCGCCTTGTCCGAATCCAAAGTAACCTCGCTTCCGGTTCCCGAGTTGATGCGCTCATTTACCTTGTCGAATTGGTTCTGAAGGTCGATCTGGCGGTGGCGCAAAATGTCGTTTTCGATATGGTCAATCGGCCGAGGCTTTGCATTTATATCGTTCACCAAATCTTCTCCAACATTGGGATTCTGGTCGATTCGACGCATAGCCTCATCCCAGACTGCGGGGTCTTTCATCCTCTCCGGCTCCATCGCGGGATCAAGACCTCTCGCCGCTCTCTCCATGTCAGTGTAAAGATTCTGCGTGCTCGTGATACTCGGGCCGATGGGCTCAAATTCTTTTGGCGAGGCAGCGCCAAGTCCAACCTCAGTAGCTCCCGCTGTGACTGGAGCAGACGGAGGCATACCAGGCTCCTCTTCATTCCTGTTTTTTATTTCCTCTTGTTCTTTTAACAGCGAAGCAAACTCGGGTGTAAGCTCGGTTTTGTCCGCGTTAATATGCGTCCCCGCAGATTGCATGGATTTCATCTGCTGCTGTATTTCCTGATAGCGCGTGTAGTCGGCAATCTTCTGCCCAACACCTGAAGTGACTTCCTCATCGCTCACCGGTTCGGCGACGCCCTCATATAGGTGGTTAACGTCATATCCGGCCTTGAGCGCGTCCTCCGGTGAACCGGAAAACACCGGCCTTCCCTCTGGGTTTTCCGGATCAGGAATATCTACTTGTGTGGCTTTTTTACCACCCATTTCCATGACCGTTACTTTCGCATTTTCAGGAAGCGGCTTTAGCTCCTCCGGATTTGGTTCAACGGGTTTCTCTGGCGTAGGTTCGCTCGATGGAGCGGGTTCCTCACGAACTTGGGGTTGCTGAACCTCCTCTGCGCCTGCTTCTCCAAAGGCCGCATGAGCGCCTGT